TTATAATATCGTTGGGTTTTATAGTATACAAATACTTCCAAATATATCCATCACCACTGACTCCAGCCGGTCTTGGCTCCAAGTCAGTAAAAGTGGGTTCATCTAATGAGGGTCTTCCATTTGGATTTTCTGGATCTGTTCCATTGTTCAGACAAATATATACCCTATAGTCACTATTCATCACATAATAATTTGATTCATACAAACTAGTTCTATTTGATGGAATAGATCTATTATTTCTACTTATATTATGGCGATACATGTCATAAGTATTGCCGGATTGCCATTCTATTCTTCTTATAACTTGCCTCACATCATCTGGATTTATCTTTTTAAGTGCAATTATGGTGTCCCAAATATCATTATAATTATCAAAAGAATCGATTGGATCCAATGGAGTTGTTTCCCAATCTGATTTGTAGTCAGTTGAATTCGTCAATCCAACAAAAGCATAATATGAATTTGCTGTGGATCCAATAGAATTCAAAAAGTTTTCCGCACTTAATATTCTAAATTGATCTGTTATAATAGCAGACATTGACTCTTGGACTTTTTTAGTATTTATTATAGTTTAAAGATCATTATAATTTTTAATTCTTAGGGGGTTATATCTTCTTACTACCGGAGTACTATTCAATCCAACTACACCATAATCATTCGTGACAGAGAATGTGTTTGTAATTGTTGGAATACTTATTAGGCCCCAACTATAATCGCCAAAATAAGAACTATAACCAATTCCTGATAGCCCATTATAATCTGATACACTAACAGTAACTTTTACTACTGTAGCACTACCAACTCCATACACATCTGTTGTTCCAGTAGAAACTGAAATAACTTGGTATATATTATCTATTCCAGTGGTGCCTATTCCTATTATGCTGCCATCTTTTCTTAGTGAAGTCAGACCATTTCCGAGTTTAGAATTGGACACTTGGAAATAATAATCTTCTAATAGTTGACTTTCTTGTATAATTGGATCAACAACAGAAGAATTTTGTAGATATGAGTCTTGCGGAATGTATAAATCAAAGACTAGTGCAGTTGATGCGAATCCAACATTTGTTGTACTGATACCCGTGATAATTCCAAAATCTCCAGTATAGGAGACATCATTGATGTATTCTCTGGTTAATTTTGGTGGTTCTATATGAATAATTGGAGAATTTGTGAATGTATATCCATACCCAGAAGAGCTAACACCAATAAATGTCACACTTCCACCAGATATAGTAGAGAATAATTCGGCTTTTCCTGTTATGCCAACGCCAATTGGACTTTGTATTGAAACTATGGGACTAGTTGTGTACCCAACTCCACCATCAATAATATTAATTGATTCTATAGTTCCTCCCACAGAAACAACAGCAGTTGCTGTAGCAGATATTAGATTAGAATTATCAATAATCTCTATTTTATTAATAATATTTTCTGTAGTATTTTCAATTTCTGGATCAAATATAGACTTAATAGAATCCACGAAAATCTGTGTAGATCCGGCACTAACGGATTGGATTATGTTAGATGTTGGGAATATATTTGCTTCGTATCTTATTCTATTTTTATTGACTTCTACTCCATCAATTACTGTATCATTTCTTTGTTTGCACCATTTTACTGGTCTATAATATTCTAGATCTGGAGTAACTCCAATTGAATTATATGGATTTGTTTCTGTGACATCAGGAAGCACAATATCAGTTACTAATCTATTATTTTCTATTTTTTTATAATCTTCTCCAACTAGTTTTAGTGTATCTCCAATTTTAATTGTTTCCAATATATCTACATCAATTACATCAATATTTGGAGTTCCTTTGTAGAAAATTATTCTACACTTGTCTCCATTTTTTGGTGCTTCTGTAAATGTGATAATACTACCACCATCAAATGTGTATGCTACATCTGGTTCTTGTAACACATCGTTTATAAAAATCAAAAGAATATATTTCAAGTCAATATTTGACCCAGTTTTTGTAATGATGGCAAATCTATTTCCATTATCTGATATTGGGAATGCTTTTCTATTTCCGTCAAATAGATGATCAATGTTATCTAATTTTTGTAGTTCTCCGACTGACCAGCCACTAAATTCATCATCATAAATTTTGTCTACTGTGATTAAAAATGGGTTGAATGTTTTTGATGTATCGGTTGGTATTCCGGACAATCCTCCAGGTTCTATTGTTAGTATGTCACCATTTTCATATGAATATCCAAAGTTTCTTATTGTGAAATCTATAATGCTAGATCCCTGTCCAACAACAATATCTATTTTTGCCTGAGAACCAATTCCACTACTAGAAGAATGATAAATCAAATCTAAATTTGAGTATGAGATTGGATCATCAAAAACTACTTGTGGCGGATTCGTCGAAGTATAACCAAATCCTGGATTTGTTATTGCTACGCTAACAATATTTCCACCAACAATAGAAGCAATTCCAACATATTCTATATTTGGAGTTCCAGTGCTTGATGTTTGCACTCCTACTTTTATGATAGGTTGAACTCCATATCTATAGCCAGATCCACTATTTCCAATACTTATTGATTGTATTGTCCCAGCAACGGATACAACTGCAGTTCCACCGGCAGCCACTAATGGTTGATATCCAAATCCATTACTAGAACCAAAAGAAACGATTATTCCACCTCTTGGAACGCCAGCATTATTCGGATCATATAATGCAGATGTCGCAGTTCCAGTAAAATTTAATTCTGTGTTCGATGATGGTTCAGATAAATTAAAATTATCTTCTGGACTTTGGAATATACTATTGATTAAAATTATAGAATTTGAAGTCGAAAATCCGGTTACATCTTGGTCATTTGACTTCAAAACAAAATTCTTTTCTACTGCATTGAATTGGTCGCTAATATCATCAAAAACATAGTTTGATTGATATACACTTTCATTTGAGCCAGGTACTCCAGATCTCAGGAAAACTCTTCCTTGGAAAGTTGATCTTATGTTTATATCGCCATTTACACTGTCATATATTGGGCCATATGGAGCATCAGAAAAATATATTCTACTTTCAACAATATTATAATTTCCTTTTAATTTTGTTATTGTCGAATTGACAGAATGTGTGGATAATATTGTTCCTAGTACTGGCCTTTCTACCTCAACAAAATTGGTGCTCCCGACCCCAACGGAAGTTATTTTCATTATTTCGTCATTTACTTTGATTATATTTCCGGCGAAAAATGAAGTAATACCAGAAAAATACAGTGTGGTATCCAATAATTCTAGGTCATTTTGGATATATGCTGTTATTCCAGTAGATACAATAGGAGATTGTATGACATTATCAATTAGGATCAAACACTTGGCATTTTGATTTGTAGCTGTAATGTAGTGATTGTCTCCTATTCCAACTGAAGTAAAATCAATCAAATTAGGTGAAGTAGACAATGCATCATGGGGAGAAGTACAAAGTCCAATGAACTTACTATCATATTTAAATGTATACAATTCTCCAGACAATTTATTTGTAACTCCTACTCCAGAAATGTATGTATCTGCAATTCCAATGGCAGATAGTGGAGAATCTTCCGATGATGTGGATTCAAATAATCCATAAAAAGTCACAGAAGTTCCAACATTTATTTGCGAACTTATTGTACTGGCTAGTGAAATTGAATTTCCGTTTATCTCTATAACTTTAATAAAATTTTCACTGAAATAGTCATTTACTTGTATGCCATCACTTGAGTTGAGATTGATTATATTCGTTCCGATTCCAGCAGTAGAGCTTGTTTCTTTGGTTGTTAATTGAATATACTCAAATAATTCGGATCTATATGTGACTTTTTCTCCGCTATTGAAGAAATGTCCTGGAATATAAATTAAATCTCTCTCTAAATCTACTCCAGATAAAACTGTTGTGCTATACTGTCTTGACCCATTAAATCTCTTTTCGAAAATAGGCACAAATTTATGATTTAAATCAAAATCTTTTTTAAATGATAATCCACTACTGCTAGAAAATTTGCTCATACCAGTCGATAATTCGGAATTTTTGAAATTTATTGATACCGGAAATGAAGAAAATTCGAGATATGATATTGAATGTTGTAGTAAAGTGACAGAGATATCAATATCTGGATTTGGAGTGAACAATAAATCAACTGTACTAGAAACAACCGAATTGAAAGAACCAAGAGAATCGTGAGAATATACATTACCATATTCTATAATTGTTGATTCTATCGGATTATTCAATACAGCAATTTCAGATAACTGTACCTTGTTATTAGTATTGTCAGTAATTTGTACAATATAATATCCAAAATTATAATTTAATGTATATGATGCGATTGTAGTTGGATCCGGCAAAGAAGAAGAGGCAATCGAAACATATGCTGACTGAACATCTGCATACTTTAATGGCCTAGAGCTAACTGCAGTAGAATTTGTATTCGCAATAGATACTCCAATAGAGTTTGAATTCAATACACTTGTAGTATCTGAATAAAAAATGACATCAAGATTTGTCCCAGAATCTACAATACCATAAGTACCCAAACCTACAAAATTTTTATATGAATCTTGTGATAAAGTGATTCTTCCAAATTCCGAGAAATTTATGTTTGACCCATCGTAAACTAAATTCAATTCATTATACTCATACTCTTTATTTGCATCTGATGTTAATTCTATTAAAATTTTAGAAGAAGTTATATTTTTTGGTATTTTGTAAACAACAGAAGATGATGCGGATCCCACACTACTAAAAGTAGAGGCAATGCTTACAGTATTACCAAAATCATACGAATCCGCCTCAAAAATATTTTGCTTAGTATCATATGATATGAATGCGTATTGATATTCATTATTTCTACCATCTAAAGGATAAAACTCTAAAACTCCTTGTTCGTTAATTTTTATTAGGTCAAAACTCCCTAGTTCATCCTCAGTGAACATCTTTCCATATTGATTGACATACAGTTCATTTCCATCTGTCAGAATAGTTAAAATTGAAGATTGTTTTCTGTCTTCAAATCTTTCATCTTGTACTGCTAGAAAAAATTTTTTTGCTCGGACTTTGGTTGTCATTTGAATTATATGTTGAAAGATGTTACGAAAGTTCTGGTTACCGATGTATTAAAATCTTCACTTATGTCATCTATTTGTAAAACTCTGTTTCCAATAGATTCGGAATAATCTTGTAAAATTACAGAATCAAAATTTATTTCAGTTGATGTTAATACTCCATCAACATAAAAATTATTTTCACTCGCTAAATCATAATCTTGTATACATTCAATATCTACTACACTATTTAAGTCACATACTGCAGAGAAAGAACCATCATTTTGTGAGGTTGAAATTCCTTGATTATTGTTAGCAGATGAGTTTAGAACTAGATCGCTGAATTTCTTAAATCCAAGAGTATGATTCAAATTAGATACTACATCATTCCACTCTTGGATTGGTACTTCCGACTTTAATGAATAAGAAAAATATTGGTAATAATCACTATTTTGTACTCTCTGTGAGTCATTATTCAAAAATCCAGTTAAACTATTCCAACCATTTTCTACAATAGAA